ACTGCGAAGTCCAGCTCACTCTGGCACCCATTTCATCTCTTTACACGGTTCTCGATGCGTCTGGATATCGCGTAAACCCGAACTACACGATGGCTGCCACCGATGCCGATGCACAGCAGAATCTCCCGAGCTATGTGTCATCGATGGATGCCACGACCCAGATCAAGAACTTCTTTACGGATATCGGATACACGGTGCCGCCGATGAACTCGTGGTTCATGAATCCGCGCTTAGAGACCACCTTCATATATCTGCCACAGGAGGAACAGCGTATATTCGCCCAGCAGCCCCTATCGTATGTCATAACACAGGTCACCAAATATCCATATCCTTCTTTAACCAGCAGACAGATTCTCGATCTGTATACGCACAATCCGGTGACGCGCCTTATTTTATTGCAGCGTCGTTCGGATGCAGCGCAGCGAAACGACTTTGCGAACTTTACGAACTGGGCGAGTTGGCCGGTCGCGCCTTTCTCGCCGACACCCGGTCTGAATCCCATGACCCCTTCATCGGGTCTGCTTTTACCGAATGCCCAGATCGATATGATCCGGGCCCTACGCGTCTTATGTGACGGTAATGAGATTCAGGAGCAGAAGTCAATTGACTATTTCACGAAGGTCAGTACCTATAGATATGTGACAGGGATTGGCCAAGAAGGCCTGCCCATCTATACCTTCCAGCTCCATAGTCCGAGTGCGCAGCCGACGGGTTCCATCAACTCCAGCCGGATTAAGAACTTCCAGATTGAGGTGGATGTCTTTCCTCTGCCTGTCAACACCACGTACTCCTATGATTTGAATATCTATGTCGAGAACATCAACTGGTTCGAGGTGGCCTCTGGTATGGGCGGACTCAAATACGCCCTATAAGTAGAATGAACGAGAAGCCGGCGCGGCGCTTAACTGCAAAAGAGAGAAATAAACTCTTGAGAGCGTGTGATAAAAAGTGTGCGTCGATTACTGCCGAATATAAGAAGAAAAAGGCCGAATATCAAGGGCTGCTCAATCAGGCCTGCACAGAGCCTACTAGTCCCGGGATAGTCCCTGACTATTATAAATGTGTCGAGAGATTCAATAAGACATCAAAAGCCCGGGCTTTCATGCGAATCCAAGGCCGGGCTATGAATTGTACTGAAGGTTGCAAGTACAGATCCGGCGCTTGGGGAAATAGTTTAAAAAATCAATGGTCTAATACACTTCATCGGTTAAAACATACGCCTGGGCCTAGAGCGAAACCAAAACCACCAGGGTTTTCAGGCACACGGGCAGCCACGCTTAAGAATGGCAAAAAGGTGCACGCAATCTTTAGTAAAACAACTCTAGGAACCAATGGTAAGTTTACATCTAGAAAGAACGGGTTTTATGCAGTATATTGCAATAAGTCGGATGCGCCGGCAACAAAACCAGATTCAGTCATCTTTGGAGATCTCGGTCAAAATCTAGATGGCTACTGGATTGACGCGAATAAGGTGAAAAGTGTAAAAGGATCCAGAAAAAGAGATGGGTCTATTTTTCTAGAGACAAAGGATGCTCTCGATGATTTTTGTGGCAAGAATATGACCGAGTACTAGTCTTTCAATTTCGACGAATCCTTGACCCGCACATCCGGATACAAGTGTGTCTTACTGTATTTCTCCCGCTTGATCCAGCGAAGCTTTACGAGGCCTGGAAACTCGGCCTCGAGCCACTTGGCCTCCGCCTCCATCGGCTTCCAGTCACGGAACTCCTCCGCCCCGCCCTTCTCCGTATAATAGGATGTCTTTGGTGCGACGTCATTCATGCGCACAATACATCCGTCCCTATTATAGAACTTCAAGGTCCGCTCATAGTCCTCCTTGAAACTCTCACAGTGCAGCTTAAAGGCGGCGCCCGGATTGAAGCAGCCTGTCATAACGCCTATGAGAAAACGGAGATCAGTTGTATGCCCCGGCTTCATAAAGAAGCCATTCGCCGTTGGATAGATTCCCCAGCAGCTCGAACCGACCTCCTTGCAGAGCTTAAATCCGCGACGAATCGTGGCATCCAGATCTCTCAGGGGTCTCTCGTGGCGCTTAGCCTTCGCATCGTACTCTATAAAGGCGGAGACATCGTCATCGATTTGGACGAGTGGCTTTCCGACCGGAAAGTACCGCATGATAAACATACGCTGGGGCCCGATCTTTGGTACACCTACAAGAATCTTCGCATATGTGTCTGGATCCAGGCCGGCCTTGTACGCTGCCTCCTCTTCCTTATTCGCGACAAAGATATAGATCTTACTGGGCGGGATCTTGTATTTTGCCAAGGTGGCCAATGTCTTTTCCTTGAGCGTTTCCACACGCTTATAGGATGGGATTGCAATCACGTAATCGGCATTCTTCCGTGTTTTCGCACGGCTGCTCATCCTATTTAGAATCATGTTTATTTCATGGACTTTCAATTCTCAGAATAGAGGTAGGATGGACTGGTTAAAAGGGGCTGCAGGAACGGTTGCGGGCGCAGTATCGGGCGCGACGGGTGCCGTAACGGGTGGCATTGGCAAAGGCATATCGAAACTCGCAGATAAGGCAGCTAATAGTGCAGCCGACGCGGCGCTAGCCCCTTTAAACCTGATTGAAAAGAGTTTAGGCGAGGTGTCCAAGCTCGGTCCAGATATTGTCGCGAATCGCCGCGCCGCAATCAATAACATGTTATCTGGCATAGAGGATGCAGCTTTAAAATATGATAATGATGTTGCTACCAAGAAGCGCGCAGAAGCCACTGCAATCATAGAAGCACGTGTAAAACAGGTTGAGAAAGACACGTCCATACCGAATAATATTAAAGATAAGTTTGCCGATATTCTAAAAAACAAGGATGCGACTCCGGAAGACTTATTGGACGAGTTAGCAAACGCTGAGGATGACCTACGGGTCTATGAAAATAAGGAGTTCAATGGGTGGCGTCTAGTAAAGCGGGCGTGGCGATTTGCTTCCGATTATATTTATTATATCCTACTTTTCATATGTGCTATATTTGGAGGCATTATCATGTCGAATACGTATATACATGAAACCTTTTTGCCAATCCGTATCTACTATTTCTTTTATGGAACCGTCTTCTTCCCAATATCACTAATATATGGAATCATGAATCCACCAGAATGGAACGCGACAATCTTTCCACTGTTTCAGCTACCAGCAAATCCCGTGACAGTTGCTCCGAATGCTGTTGCTAAGAAGGCCGTTGCTCCTAAAGTGGGAGGCGCTCCACCGACTCTTTCTGCCGCGGAAGCCGCTGGAATGGCTAGCGCAGTTGCAAGAGGTAAGGCTACGTATGGGGCTCCACCAAGCTTGGCGACCCAGGCGCTTACTGAAGCGACCGCGACCGGTCAAACTCCTGTGGAGGCTGCAAAAGAGGCTGTGAATGTTTTAGAGGTGGCTGGAGTTACAACACAAGTTGCGGAACAGCAGGTGGCGGCCGCGCTTCAATCGAAAGGTGTTCCTGCTGAGGAAGCGATGCGGGCCGTGAAAGTTCCTTATCCACTCTCAATCATGCAGCGTGTGACTATAGTTGCTAATGTATTGTTTGGCTATAAGACGGGTGGCTCTACTCTTGTCATACGACTGATTTCCATTATATTGGCAGTCACCACAAGTATTTGGGCATATTCTAGAGATGATTTGGATGAGCTTATATATATATTTCGTGGAAATATGGGAGTTCAAGCGAAAACGTAATTGTAAGGGCGGTCTAAACTTGACCCGTGTTATACAGGATAGAATGACTATACAGAAAGAGCGGGACTTTCCCTTTGTCTCTGTGATCACGCCAACCTATAATCGCCGTCGGTTCATCCCACACTTAATCGCCTGCTTCAAGCATCAGGTATATCCGAAAGATCGCATGGAGTGGATTATTCTCGATGACGGCTCTGATCCGGTAGAGGATCTCATTCTTGGAAATAAGGGGCTCGAAGGCTACGAGGTGCGCTATATCAAGGAGGAGGAGAAGCGCACGATCGGCTATAAGCGGAATCGCCTCAATAAGGAGGCAAAGGGCTCGATTATCGTGGCCATGGACGATGACGACTATTATCCGCCGAATCGCGTATCCGCGGTCGTGAATGCCTTCAAGTCGAAACCGACCATTGATCTCGCCGGCTCCTCGGAGATTTATATGTATTATAGCGACATCAAGGTGATTTATCGGCTCGGCCCTTATAACCCGAACCACGCCACGAATGGCACGATGGCTTGGCGCTCGTCCTATGCTGCGAATCACTTGTATGATGAGACCGTCACACACGCG